CTAGGTATCACCGTAGGGTCTGGTAAATTCTTAGTACAAAGAGATAAGAATCCAGTAGGCGGTGTGTAGTAGAAGTCACCTATATCATTACCGTCTTGATTGCCTTGTGCTGTCTTGTTACCTGCGAATGATGAGTCTTGTCCGAAGTTAGTATGTGTCAGGTTAGCTGGGGTTTCCACACCAAAGTGAGGAATATAACCAGCATTTGGTGTAATAGTTGTAAAGTTAGCATTAGCACCAGTAGCGGGATTACCACTATCAGACCAAGTATTATTCTTACCAAACCAAATCTTACCTGCATCAGCATCAAAAGCAATTTGTATAATATCACCTGAAGAAACTGAGCTACCACTAATAGTAGTACCAGTTCCTGAATTAAACTTCTTCATATTTGAATTAGAAGAATATACTAGCCAAGAATTAGCACTATTTTGAGTGTTCTTGAAATAAACTTCATTTGAGTGGATACCTGAGTAACTCTGTAAGTAACCACCTGTTGTGGTGTATTCCCAATACCACTTACCAGACTCCATTAGGAATGTAGCAGCACCACCATAAGTAGCACCAGGTGTGGCACTATCAGCACTTAAATTACCTTGTGAGAGAACCGACTTGCGGTAAGCATTAGGATTCCAAGTACAGAAGTTATTAGTAGGCGTATCTACCATCTGGTCTGTACTGGCTAGGTTGTTAGGTGTCCAGTTGTTTGTACCTGCTTCATCTAATCCTAGGTTTGTATTAGATAACTCTGCTACCTCAGATGATGATAATGCTTTATTGAAGAATCTTATATTATCAAGAGAGCAATTAGCAAATGCAGCATCTGAGCTGTAACGACCACTCTGACACTCTGTTAAATTAGAGAAGCGAACCGAGGTGCTTCTTGACCCTATGGATGAACCATCTAAATAGTAATTGAATGACCCTGCATTATAAGTGATAACTAAGTTATACCAAATACCTGCGGATATACTAGCAGTTAATTGTGCACTACTCTCGTATGTATCGCCACTCTCATTAGAACGCCAATCTTGATATATACCACTACTATTGTAATGAACTAACCAATAATCGTGACCATAAGAAAAAGCACCAGTAGATATGGCAAACAAGTTCATTGTACTACTGGTCACAGTTGTAGGTTTAAACCAAATAGATACTGAACCTGCACCACTTGAGCCTTCAAAGATATTTTGAATGTTTGTAGATGAGTAGTCTAGGTATGACGAGCTACCGTTAAGTACACCACACTTTGTATAAACACCATCTGTACTATAAGTGATACTCCCAGCCGTACCATTATAATTTCCACTTGCATCATTTACATTATCTTCAAAACGATACAGTGCAATTCCGCTACTATCACCAAATATATCAACAGTATCTTTATTGTCTTCCCCTATTAAACCAGAGTTCTTAAAGTCAAGGTAGAAGCCATTAGTACCATAGGTTAATCCAGATACCTTCTTTGCTTTCCATTCACCGTAGTCACCAGTCTCACCGAATGAATCAATATTAAATGTTGTACTAGCAGTACCAGAAGTATCAGAGAAGAATGATTGATTATCAATAAAATGGACTTCTGCCATATTGCCGTCATACTCATCACCAATACTACCCCCATCATACTTAGCACCTAAGCGTTCAGTAGCACTTGAGTGATTCATCCAAGACTCTCTGTTAAGGTCTGTATTTACTGCGATAGATGTTGACTGTAATACACCATTAACATAAAACTGTAATCTATTTGCTTCTGTTGCTTGAGTGGTATCAACTGCTAGTAAGACGTGATACCACGCAGAGCAGTCCCTAAACTTTGCTACTGTGGTAGTATTGAATTTATTACCATTAGAGGTCTTACCATATATCCATAACTGGTCAGATGTGTTGAAATGAAAGTGAGTGAAATTATTGTCGTCTTGATGTGCTGCAAAAAGCATCTTATTAGCGTTAATATTACCACGCTTAACCCACCCAGACCATACCCACTTCTTAGTACCTGTTGTTGTACTAGGGCTGAAGCTTAGATAAGCAGAGTCATCGTCATTAAACCTTAACGAGTTGTCAATATCAAAGCCAGTAGCCCCAGCAGGTATAGAAGATGCGGGGAATAAAGACATTATGTATAGATAGCCGAGTTAGTTAAATAAACATTAGTACCATCACTGAAGTAAGATACTAGGTAAGTACCAGCAGCAGTTACAGTAGCTAACAAGTTGGCATCTACTTTAGATGTACTTGCTGCTGATACCGTATGACCGCCAGTATTAACCAGCAAGATAAATCCAGATTGGCTTACGATATTAGTAAAGGTTAAGGTGAAGTTACCAGCTGGAGTACACTTAAAGTTGTTACTCGCACTCATATCAAATGAACCATCGTTGTCTGTTGTTAGTGTTCCTTTTGCTCTACCAGTAACATCAATACCTGTTGAGGTTGTTTCAAACTTCTTAGAGTTATCATATAATAGTTCAACACGACCATTGGCATTAAACTTAGCCATATTCTCGCCTGTATCACTTTGAATATAAACATAAGTTGAGCCACTTAATTTAAGGCTACCTGTGCCTGTATCTTTGATATAAGAATGACCACCATCGTGATAAATCTGTAAATCACCACTAGCAGAACCAAACAGTGCCTTGACGTTATCACCTAGGTTTAGGTTGCCAGTTAGTGTGGCAATCTTGGCACTGGTTATGGCGTCGTCTGCTATATCAGCTACTGCGATAGCGCCATCTACAATCTTAGCTGCTGTAATACTATTGTCAGGTATATCATCTGCATCAATAGGCGCTGCTGCTGGTACTCTTCCTAGATAAGACATATTAATCTCCTATTAAGTTATTTCCATAATTGATAATGTAGCATCAACAGAGTTGGTAGCCGAGCCTTTTACTTTAAGTACATCTGTTGCCTTCAATACAATCTTATTGCCGGCCATTATCTCTACTGAAGAACCTGCGGGTAGTGGTATAGCCTTAGCGATATAAACATCTGTATTAGTTTCCACATCAACTGTATCAGATACTAGTTGAACATCTGCTGTAATAGAAGCGGATGTTATATTAGCCAAGGTTAGGCCAATAACTACTGTTGTTGTCGATGCGGGGGTAGTATAGACAGCTACAAGGGATGTATCTATATTAGCTTTAGTTTTTAATTTGAATGTATTTGCCATTCTTGTTTCCTATATTATCCGAGAGCGATTGACATAGCAACTGCGTCCTCTACTGAAGTCCATGACAACTGAGCTGAGCCATTTGTTTTAAGTACCTGTCCTGCATCACCATCAGCCTGAGGGTATTTAAGTCCGTCTAGTATCACATCACCTGTACCGTTTGGAGTTACAGCGATGTCTCCGTTGGATACAGATACAATAGAATTACCATTAACATCTAGGTTTCCACCCAACTGCGGGGTGGTGTCAATTACTACATCAGGTGATTTTCTGGAAATTGCCATTAGTCACCTTCTTATTAAGTAGTTAGTTGAAGTATGCCGTTCGCGTTCCACTTGATTGTTAAATCATTATTTACATTGTCTTGGTTTGACACAAAATCAATATAACCAACCAGGTTAGAACTAGATGCAGTACCTGTATCTTTATAAATAACTGCATATCGAGCTGTACTGAAACCAGAGGCATGGGATGACCAAGTAACATCAGACGCATCAAACTTAGCGTCATTAGTAGTTACCGTAGTCACAGCCTTAGAGCCTAAAGCAACACCTCCAGCAGTGTAGTTACTGCCGGTGACCTCGTTAGATACATCGTTTAAAAAATCATGCGCCACTGAAGGGGTGTATGAACTCGTGTGTAATGAAACCTTGATAGTATTAGTATCTAAGTCTATTGTGCCATCTAAAATATTTTTAGTAGCGGTGTCGTAAAAAGTAATGGATGCCATTCTTGTTCTCCTGTATTTATGCTATCCTAATAATTGCAGCTGTACTGCTTGGTGTTGGGAATGAAATAGAGAATGTACCATTAGATACATCTTTATCCCCTCCGAAATCTAAGACCACAACTGCCTTATTGCTATTGGTGCTATTGTATATCAAAGCACCCCTAGCCGTAAAGGTAGCAGACGTCCAAGAAATATTACTGAAATCAACAAATCCCGTTGTTCCTGATAATACAGGGTCTACATTTGTCAGTGCGTTGCCACCGGCTGTATAACCAGTGCCAGTCACCTCTCCAGATGTAGTGTAGGCGGTAGTAGCCGCACTTAAACTAGCGGAAGATGTATACAAAGCTACCTTAAAAGTATTACCGCCCGATGCATTAAAATCATGGGTTGCTTCAAAAATCTCTCTCTTAAATGATGAACATAGTGCTTGTGTAATTGCCATTATGCTTCTCCTAATGTAATAGACCTAGTTCTATACTCGTCTGTTCTGTTACGGAAATTCTCTTCCATTATTAATCTCTGCAAGGCTTCCTGGTATTTAACAGTATAGCTCTGCGTTAAATCAGGTGCGGACTTCATAAATAAAGAGGCCTCAATTAAACACGCATATAATAAAGCATCAGGCGCCTCTGTACTAATCCAAGTAGTAGCTACCGCAGAAGATAGTCCATTAGGTCTGCTAGTATATTCTATTTCAACCGTAGTGTCTGCAACAGGAGAGGGTACTATGTAAAAAGTATCGTCATCCCAGTGAGAGTAATATCTAGGTACACCTGTCGCACTGCGGTCTATTATATAATCATCCAAAAAACTCTTATCCTTCTGAAGTAATATAATCCTATCACCGCCAGAGTCTATTGTTTGCACAGCCTTTATAACTCTTGCTCCTGACGGTTTAGAAAGAAACTCATCGCCAGCGTTTAGAGTGGCTGTTGAGTTCTTTCGCGCAACATTTAGGTCAGAATCTCTTAAAATTCTCTTTTCAGCCAGTTCAATAATGAAGTCTAACTCACCTACAAAAGTGCTCTCAGAGTTAGCTGTCCAGTCCTTAATAGATTGTACTAATTGTGTGTATGTCATGATATAGTCACCGTAACTGAGCCTACTGCACTAGCTGGCTCAAATCCTCTAAACATCGTACCAATTGGAGTGTCTCCAGTTGAGGTATCTTTTGCTGACACCTTACCTTCACTGGCTTCTACGTCTGTGTCAGGTCTAGGATTCATCAAGGCCTCTGCATCTACTGGTACATTAGTAGGGAATTCTAAAGCGCTTTTCTCATCAAAGCACTCTGGGCATACCTTATATCCAGTCCACTCTAGTTGCAGCAGGGTGTATTTATATTCTACACCACACCGGTCACACATGGCTTTAGCATGCTTTCCTGCCGAAAATTTACTCATAGTCTACCTCGCCTAGGTACAAAGAAACTGCTTGAGCGCTCTCTGTCCTCATCCATGGCTCTCTCAAATTCCTCTTCATAAACAGATTTAAGAAGTGTAATCCTATCAGGCATCTTTTTCATGCTTATATAATAAGCAAGTCCTGATACCAATGCAGGTAAGAATCTAGCAGGTACATCTACAGTCTTTACGCTAGTGCCTACATCCTCTAGTCGCTCCATAGCGTAATACTCAATAGTATCAGTAGCATTCTCTGGTGCAGGCCATACATACAAAGTAGGTGTAGCTGTTCTCTCTAAGTAATACTGAGAAGGTCTAGCCTCTGTTGTCTTGTTTGGGCGAGCGTGATAGTCAGCTCTAGATAAACGAGACATAGTTATTTCTGTGTCTGAGCGCTTACTATTAACATCTAGTAAATCAATAATCTTATCATCTAGGGTGTAAGAAGCTGTACCCTTTACAAGAGCTTGAGATGTCTTCTTAACTTTCCATAGATGAATACCTCGATTACTCCACTCCTGCAGCATAATATTCATACTACGTCGAGCCGTCTTAGAGTCGTATCCGCTACGAAGTTCTAGCCCACATCTCTCGTAGGCTTCCTCCATAATGTCCGAGACATCTAAGGTAAATGCTGTAGTTCCTGAAGTAGCCACTTAGCTGCCCCTATGATTTAGATAGCTCTAATATAATACTATACGAGTCACCTGCACTAGCTCCTACAGTTGTAAAGGAGATATCTCCTGTTACACCCGAGCCTGCATTGTTATTAATACCACCGAATGACCTAAAATCTAGATGTTCCATAAAACCAGTAACAGCCGTTACTGCTAAAACATCTGCGGTAGCATCAAAAAGTATTCTAACTGATAGGCCATCACACATAGCCCATATACGCATAATCTTAAGTTTAGATGGATTACCTTGTAAAGTGGAAGCATCTACTTTAACTACTGCAGATTCTCCTGTACCGTCTGATACGTTTGTGAATTTCATAACAACGGTTTTAATACCGTCCATGATAGTTTGGCTTGTTACTGCGTCTGCCATATTGACTCCTATGAGAAGAGGGGGTGTACCCGCTCATTGAAAAGATAGAGGTATTATAACCCAACTACGGGTAATTAAAAAGGGCTCCCGAAGGAGCCCTTTAAGTCTAGCTTAGTGCTTAATTAAGCACCAGGTGAACCGTACACTGCACGGAAATCAGACCAACCGAAAGAATATCTTTCGCGAGCCTTGAATCGTACATTGCCAGTCTCGAAGTCACCTTCCATACCAGTCTTCATACCAACACGATTAAAGTGTTTAAGACCATCTGGAGAATCAGTCTTAATGAACCACGCATCTGCGTCCGTTAAGAAATGATTTACAGCAACGCCGCCTGGTAATACACTCATTGAGTTGAGCGCATTTAGGTCGTTGTTATTACTNNTTCTCTGCAACAAAGATTAAGTCAGTAGGTACTACTAATGACTGTCCTTTAATCGCAATCTTTAAACCACGTTCATCAGTAAACTTGCTAATACCAATTAGCGCATTCTCTAATGAAGTTTCGTTTAAGTCAGCAGCTGTGTTTGGTTCGTTTTGAATCGTCGAACCATTCAACAGTGTATGAATACCGATTAACTCAATGCCATCGCCACCTGCTTTTGCAGAGTTAAATGCGTTGTTTAACACCGCAGCACCCTTAACATTTTTAGTGTGACTCATAGAACGAGCTAATGCTTTAGTATAACGAGAAGATAATTTGTCATACAAATTGTCCTCTACTGCTTCCTCTGTAAGAGCAAAGCCTAAAGCTACTGTTTCATGATTGTAACGAGATGTGTAAACTTCTTGTGCAGTATCATACGCAAAGCTAGCGCCTTCCGATTTAGTTGCTGCATTACCGAAGCCAGATAACATAACTTCTTCCTCAAACGCACGGTCTGAAGATTCAGTATCAAAGATACCTTTCCACTCGTCTTGATATTTACTATACTCAAGGCCAAATAAGGCGTTGAGTCCCGGTTCTAGCTCTTTTACTAGTTGAGCTCTATTAATTGCCATAGTCTTCTATGCCTCCTATTATGCTAAGCCAGCGCCAGCAGCTGGGCCGTAGACGTGTTCAAAAACCATAACTTCAACTTCAGCATTAGAACCCCAGGCATTGCCTTCAGTGGGAACTAAACCTAGTTGCTTGAATTGACCTGTCACCGCTAGTGTAGAAGTATCTAACTCCGAACGTGAGCGACCATTATTAGTACTACCAGTACCAACAATTACGTCAAAACAACCGCCATTATCTGCAAAAGCGCCAGTACCATCGTGCTGTGCCTTGAAAATAGTCATTGGGTCATCATAAATATACGCGGTTATAGAACCAGCGCCTTGGGTAGCGGTATCTGCTGGTAAGTTCTTTGCGTATACAATACTACCATCGGTAGCTGTATAAGAACATCCTGCAAAAATACCTAAAACTTTATCACCCACGGCTGCTAGGTCTGCGTAACCATCCGTATCCTGAGTCATGACATCACCGGAAAAAGTACCGGTAGTGTCACCACTGTCTCCTGACTGGATTGGATATTCGCCCATGCGAACAGTGCCTCCAGTGAGGTGTCTAGAGGCTGTGAAGCCACTAGGATTGTCTGTATTAGCCATTGCTAAGCCCTCTCTAAAAAATTAAACAAAAGTATTTTATTTAGTTTGACTTCCAAAAGTTGTCGTACTCTTTCTGTCAGGTTGACTAAGTGGCATCGA